TTATTTGTCTGGTTCTTGAATTTGATAACCAAAGACTCCTTTTATCTCAACATCCCCACAGCCTTCTTTTTTGGTCAGTTTAATACCATGGGGTCTATAAATGTAGCGCCCACTTGATAAAATTCGGTCTGTTGCACTTAGATCATATTGGTTACCTGTATACTCTTTGACTGATGACGGAAAATCCGTTCCTGATAAGGATGTTCTGTAGAGTGTCACCTCTAGAGTACAACCCTCTGCATTTAGTATAGAAAATTGGTAGCCGTGAGTAGATGGATATTGTTCAGGATTATTTTGACCTCCTGGTACCCACAGATATTTTTCCTGTTCCGTCATGATGAAATCAACTTCTACTTCTCGATAAATGGTCTTAGCTGCAACCTTTTCCATATTAAAATGGAACATGACAATGAAACAAAGAGACATCATTACACATATCCGCTTCATACAACCCCTCCATTCATTTTTACCATTATACAACAAATAACACCAAAAATGGTTTTATTTTACTTTTTTATAATAGATAAGGGTTGATTCATTCCATATGTGTTAACTTTCTATGACCTTTCTTAATGTTTCTTTGGTCTTTGGACCATATATGCCATCTGGGGTTAACCCATGCATCATTTGAAATCGAGACACTGCATTCGCAGTCTTGGGTCCGTAGTACCCATCGGTTCCATTATTGATCGCACCCTTATCAGGATAAAAATAAATCGATGCTAAGGCTTGTTGTACAGCTTTTACAGCTGACCCTTTTGTAAGAGGCTTCGTCACTTTTAAAATACCTGCAGGCAAACTGTATGTTTTTTTGACCTTGTTGGTTTTAGATGTTGATCTCGTTGATATGGTTTTGATAGATGTTTCTTTCACAGGTTTAGCTGTTGTCATTTGACTTGTAGATGCTGATGCAATACCAGCCTTGAAGCCATCCCAACGATTTAACAGCTTACGCGGACACTCTTTCCCGCTCCAATGCTTATGCGGCACCACGTTTGATAAAGAAATTCCTAAATCCCCCATCAGTTTTCGAATGAGCCATTGGGCATTTTTAACGGCTTGTTCAAAGTCACCGCCTGCATTTTCACAAATTTCAATTCCAATTGATTTCATATTGCCGGTTCCCCTGCCATCTCCTGCGTGCCAGCCATTTTCGTTTAAAGGTAAATGCTGATAAATGACCTGATCATCGACCGTGTAGTGCCAGCTAACCCCGGTACTTGCCCGAGCAACAAATGCTGCATGATTTGCCGCATCAGCCCCCCGTCCAGTGTTCGATGTATTATGCACCGTAATATAGAGCGGCTTCATCCTGTTTCCTGGTCTGTTGCGATTTTGTTTTGGGATGAGTGCTTGAATGATCTTCACCATATTGTTTCTCCTTTAAGAATTATTTTGTTAACCCTCTTTGTTTCAGGGCATCTTTTTGCAATTGACCTTTATAGGTCACATAATTATTTTTAAACCAAGCGATCACGGCAGTGACCATAGTGAAAATTGTGGAACCTGCCACATATAGTGCCTCTCCTGCGGTTTGCACTTGCTCCTCGCTAATCGGCAGCACCGTTTGTCCAAACATGACAAGCGTTTGGTTGATAAGCGCAATAAAAAGAAGCACTGTGCGAATCACAGTGCCTTTGTCGAATGTTTTCATGATGTTTTCCTCCTATTTTAAATTCCGTTCAATTTTATCGAGCTTGTCGATCACGACGTCATACTTCTCACTAAACTTTGCTAACACATCATTTTGTGCCTCGATTTGCTCATTGAGTTTGTTTTCTCGTTCTTTTGTTGTGTTGAGAACATAAAACAGAATCCAGCAAAAGAGAACGGCGAATGGGCCTTGTGTCATTAAGTTTTGAACGACATCTACTTCCATTTGAATCACCTTCTTTCCGGCAAAAAAATAAAGCCATTAGGCTTCGTATATTTCTCCAGTTATATTTTGATAGTCTTCTGCCGAGATCCAGCCAATGCTTACATAAAATGCAATGTCCTCTGGGCCGTAACACTGCCAGTCCCAGAATTGTTTGATATCCGCTACAGTTGGAAACATCAATCTGAAGCACCTACTTTTTGCATAGCTAATAGCTGCGTTAATTGTTTTGATAACAAAGCATTTTGTTTCTTTAAAAGTTCTATATCACTTGGCGGGAGAAGGGCCGGTTTTAAGCTGTCTATATACTCTTGGGTCGCTGATTCATACCATTGTTGTTTTTTCACATCAAATGCAGCCTTATAAAAAGAAGGATTATTGGGTGGTGCAATTGTTGTGCATTGCTCTGGAATAATATAATTTCCTTCATCATCCCTTTCGAACACTTCGATAGGTCTGATCAATTCATTTTGCTGATTGTATTCATAGGCTTGTATCATTTGTATCACTTCCTTAATTTAATGGAACAACCATGTCTAAATAGTAGCCAGTTACTGCACTGTTATTCACTGCATGTAAACCAGTTAGTTTTAGCTCTCCTGTATTATAGATATATAATTTACTATGACCCGTTGTACCTGATACCGGAACTGATACTACTATTCCTTTATCTGGTAAACGATCAGCTGGAATCCATCCAAAAATAACTTCTCTATTTGCTTTTAGGTGGCCTCTCAGCAATAATAAATTTCCCCATTTCACATATTCAACTGGTCTATCCCCTATAGAAGAGCTTTTGTCTAAGGTAACACTAAGCCACGAGACATTTTCAAACTCAGTATTGGTCATTAGCTGTTTCCAGCCTCTGAAAATACCATCTGTATGAGTAGTTCCGTACCAATGGCTATTATCGTAGCTTCGACTCACATGAAATGTTTTGCGATTATTTCCCGTTTCTAAAATATCTACATTAAACCACGAGGCATCGGTCGTCGTTGGCATATTCACTGCATTCGTTCCAGAGACATAATAAAAACCAGAGGGCAAGGTGAGTATATCTGTGCCAGTTGGAATAAGCATTCTAGTTCCATTTGCATTTAATAATGGATGATCGTTCAGCCTCTTCCACCCGCTCCATTCTTGCTGAGTGCCCGTGACATCAGTCGTTGATCGATTGATGTACATATCACCTGTATTATTTGCCCCTATAATCCAGCCATAGGTATTTTCACTAAAAACAGATAAGGCTCTCATAGAACTTCTTGTTGGCAGATCAGGGTGTGCTTCATGGATATACCACGAATGGACGCCTGGTAATTTTGTGAGCTTATCTAAAATACTAGGATCATTTGCATTAATTCTTTCGTAAGCCCTTCCGTCATCAGCAGTAATTTTAGATAATTGTCCTGCATCCCATTTATTTCTTTCATTTTGAGTAGGTAATTGAAGCCAGTTGATTCCGACATCATTCACATGATAGGAAAAACAAAATGCGTTGCCCGATGTATCAATTGCAATTCCTACACCGATGTTATTTTGACCTACTAACTGAAAGCCTCTTAAAGCCGCATTCCCGATTGCGGGAGAATCGACTACTCCAGAACCTCCTGGCGCATAAAATGAACAGGCACCTAAAGATTTAATTCCATTATAAATACTCCCGCCAGCAGGGATATTAACCAACTGGGCCCCGTTATCATTCGTCATTTTATAGAGCTGGGATTGATTCCATTTCTGCTTTTCTGTTTCAGCTGCATGAGATGTTGTGTCATTTTTGTGTTGATTGATTTGGTCCAATAGTCCAGCATCATTTTCAAGAATTACTTTAACCATGTTATTAAACAGTTCCGCATGGGCTTTGTCACTGGTTTTGAAAATACGAGGTGTCTTTATCTCCATCAGATTCTCCTTTCACCTTTCAGTTTTATTACATTATCTTGTACTGAACTTAAAACCAAATGTAATAAACTCAGTGGGATTGGCATTATTTGAAGAAGACTGCACACATACATTTCCATTCTTATCTATTAATGTACGATGAAATTGAGGTACTCCTGGTGTCCCTATACTTGAAGCAACTCCTATAAAATGCATCGCTTGCTGCGGCCGATATGGTGCAGGCAAGTTAAACACTGGATTATTTCCTAAAATCCCACCTTTTATCGCACCTACGATCTCGACTTCCCCTAAGAGATTCTTTCGATATTTAACTGGTAAATTAACAGGATCATATTCTTGCCAGTTGCCTTTAATTTCTTTAGGTGTTTCCCAAGCACCATCTAATAAATCGGAAAGCGTTATTTGCTTCTCCCAAGGTGTCCATGATTCTGCATTGTGTTTAAGAACTCTAAAGTAGGTGTTCTTCCCATAAACAGATTCATAAGCTATTTGAACTAATGTATTGCCATAACTCATGACCAATAAAAACACTCGATTCAAGGAAGAAGAGGGACCGTTTACTCCTGTATTATATATGAGATACATCCCTGTCTCAGTAAGGGTATTGTAGTCTGTCTCGCTAGAAAATCCATGATAAAAGGGCTTTCCATTATCTTGAGTGATTTTTACTAATTGACCGTTATCCCACCTGTTTCTATCGCTTTCTGTAGGCAGCTTTGTCCAAGTAATCGATGTATGACCGGTCTGATAATAAAAGGAATAAGCAATCCCAGAACTATCCACCGCAAAGCCAGTGCCGATATTTTCTTGTCCTACTGTCTGCAGTCCCCTGATTGAAACATTCGATGAAGCCGGGGAATCCTCCACACCAGCAGCTGCATAAAATGTACAAGTTCCTTTATCTTTTATAGCATCAAATATTCTTCCGTCAGTTGACACATTGATCAGCTGTCTTCCACTATCTGCTGTGATTTTATAGCTCTGTGAATCATTCCATTTTTTCTTTTCTATTTCAGATGCGTGTACTTTCGCATCATTTGTATGTTTTAAGAACTGCTCTATTAATCTATGATCATTTTCAAGAAGTACTTTGACCATGTCATTAAACAAATCAGCATGTGCTTTATCATTTACTTCAAAAGGCTTTGGTTCTTTTACTTCCATTCAATTTTCACTCCCTTTCTTTGATGCTTGGTGCCATTTCTTTCAGCTGCTCTAGAGTAAGAATTCTTTGCTCATATCCTTCATTTAAATCTTCCATTGAACAATCACCTAGTTCGACTGCTTGTTTGACCAATTCAGGGGTCACCCATTTAAAATATAATGCCATTACCCAATAATTCATGATTCACTATCTCCTTTAAATAAAAGGATCTCATTTTTTAGCTTCTTTAGTTCGCTTGTTAAATGATCACATTGATGTTCAAGCTGTTTTCTCATTAGCTTTTCTTTAGCTACTTCTTGTGCTAGATAATCTAGCGGCAGAGGTGGTTGATATCTTGGATTGATTTGACATTCCTCCCACCATTCTTTCAATTCTTCTACCGTTGGCTCGGGCACATCTAGATGCCACTCGTTTATATACGAACCGTCTCCGTCATTTCTAAGTTCAAAATCTTTTTGCGGGTCTGCATCGGGGTATTTATACTTAATGGCTTCATATAAAATCATCAGAATCCTCCTATACTCTCGGGAAATTTCGTCCGCCTATTTCTGTAATGTCGAAATAGTTGTACCAGCCTGAATTTTCCGACACATATCGACTAACGTCTCCGTCATACCCTACATATAGGTACATTTCTAAATAGTCTCCCTTATTCGCTGGCACATTGGCAGCACCATAAAGCCCGGTACTTAAGCTCAATGTATCAGATGGGCTTGCAGGGCTTTGTCTATGGTGAGCAATATTTTTATATCTTTTTCCATTCAAATAGATCGATAATTCAAAGTTCGCGTATCGTTGAAAGCTTTCAATATAAACACCTGCATTCACTGAATACATTCCGTTTTCAGGGCAGATGAACCGATTATTTTTGATATCAAAATTGTTATGACTGTCTTTAATTTTTCGATTAAAAAGGACTTTTTGATACTCTCCTTTGGTTAATAACTGCTTTCCAGTTGTACCTATATTGGCATGACAAAACCCTGAGATTTTGTGCCATTCAGTCCAGCCAGACCCCGTCCACCAGTGACGACACCACGTACCTGTACTATCAAAATAGCTGCCTGCTTCGTTTCCAGTTCCATAGTAATATTGAATAAATCGAAAGTTACTATATTTTTCATTTTTCACAAAGCCAAATCTCGTAGGATAACCGGTATCATTCGCTTGTCCAATATCCATAAACGTAATACCTATTGGATATTCCTCGCCGCTGACTGATGCATCTTGAATGGCTTGATCGCCTGTTAATTTGAATAAACTTTCATTCGTGATCCCTGCTATTTGTTGACTGAGCGCATTGTCATTCTCCACAAGTGTGTTGACCATCCGGTTAAATAAGTTGGCATGGGCTTTGTCAGAGGTTTCAAACGGTAAAGGTGATTTTATGTCCACTTCTTTTCCCCTCCATTAATAAATATCATCAATCTCAAAAACAAATTCGATGTCGCCGTCTTTTTGTTTGTCTGTCATGGTTCGGATGGCGGTGAATTTGCCCGCTTCGTCGACAAGGGCTAGTTCATTGATGACTTCGCCTGCGAGTTCTCCTTCAGCGATGGTGCAGGTGTAGCGGATTTTTGCCGGTTCCATGAAGGTAAACGAGTCAATATTTTTTTGAATCAGTTCTTTTTTGAGTGCTTGTTCGGTTCCGTCAAGAGAGATTGGTTTTCCATCCTTTGTTCCTCCACTTCCGAACGCCATTTTGACGACTTTTGTGAGTTTTGTTCCTTCTGCTCGTGCCTTTGCCATTTGTTGACGTGCATATAGTGTGGTTACGGTTAATTGATCAGCCATTGTGATCCTCCTTATAGGTCTATTTTTTTAGAAGTTGCTGCTAGCATTTTTGATCCATCAAGCGGAATGGATCCATCGAGAATCCAATAATGCTCCTTGATCAGTAAACTGCCGTCTTGTTCATTTTGAACATGTACCGGTAAGCGGAACGTCATCCTCTTTTTCATTTGATGTGAAAGCTGGTTCTTTGCGCGCAAAGTCAGCGTAGCTGCTTGCTTCGTTTCATGCGATGCTCCAGTCATGACATAATTCAGACGATATGCTGTTTCTTTCTCTTGTTGAAGCAGCATTCTCATCTTTAATGAATGCCGAAAGCGAGCAGGGACCTCCGTAGTACCTCGTATCCCGCTGAGATAGAACGTTCCATTTAATACGAATTCACCATTGAGTAAAATTGGAATATGATCGAAAAAGCCCACTCTGCTTCGCAGTGTGAGCCGCTGGTGATGATCATTTGTTTCATGAACATCGGTATGATGAATGGCGGTGAACGTATACGCCAAATGTGCTGGCTTTAACGTTTCGAGTATTTCGACGATATATCTTGTGTTTTGCAGGTCATCTAGGTTGACACGCAATGCAAAATGATAACGGTTGACTGTAAGACGGATGATCGCACTTGGATTTTTAAGAAATCGATTCACAGATTTCTCTAATGAAAGATACGTAATTGGTGGAATGTTCGACATCATATTAAGTAATCGCGCTCTGCGCAGCTCAATCGAATCATCTGACTCTCGCTGCACCTTGAGCATTCTTTCCCACCGATTCAATCCCCACGTCGCTGTTAAAGGGAAAAATTGATCCGTTACATCAAAAATGGATTCATCCAATTGTTCAAACTCTGGCGCCTCCGTTTTTAGTAAATGATCCACATCATAAATCTCTGTGAAATAAGGCGGCAAGTAGTTTTTCATTTCATCAAGTTTGCTCAATAACCTTCACCTGCCTCAGACGTGGTATCTCAATGTCCTGTAATACTAAGTTTTTTGACTCCCCATTCAATAAGACGTTTGCATAATCGGACACACTCTCTGAATGGTACAAAATATCATTTAAAGCGGACATTCGAATCGTACTTTTTTCAAATGCGATTGATTTTAACAGTGCTTTGACCTTTTCTTCTATTTCTTTTTGCGCACCCTCAAGTGTCCAGTCCATCTGAAGTTCGACGGACACTTCTACGTCAATATCCAGCCACTTGGCGCTTTCCACAGTTGCTTTTGAGCCAATAGGAGCTTGCCCTTCTCCTTCTCCCGGTACAGGATCGATATACTCCTGGACCCTTTTGACAAGAAGCTCAGATGCTACATCTAGATTGCCATCTGTGATGACAATTTTGACCGTTCCCTCTCCATTCCATAGCGGGAACACTTTCGCTCTGCCGACACCAACCACTTCCTCGGCCCACTTTTTGTAATGTGCTCTGTTGGCACTGACAGCCTCTCGCCTTGCGCGTATTAAATACCGATCGTATAATGACGCATCATCTTCTTCCTCTTGCCCTGGTATCACCAATTCCTTCATGATCATCGACTCTAGACCTGGAATGGTATCAAGCGATAGCAGCGGCTGACCTGTTAATTGCCCATTGCCGGCTGTACCAGTTGTCTCGCATTCTAGTGTACCGTCCTTTGAAAATTGAAAATAAACGTCTTCAATAAAGAATCTTGATCCTGCTGGAATGTTTACGTTCTCTGGTTGAATGGTTACGGACCACACCGCTTTGGTGGCTGGCTTTCGTTCAATCCCTACTTCTGCCGCTCGGCGATCTAAAAATTCCCCCTGTGCTGTATCAGCAAAGACAAGCTCAAACACTTGATCAAGCCAAATATACGACTGAGCCAGTTCAGCAGCAGCAGGCGCCAAGGCATTCCAAATGACGCTGTTTTCTCTTTTATCTATGTCATCTGGCAGCCTGTCCAGCATTCTTTCCATCAACGCCTCATACGTTTGCTCCTCAAACATCTCCCTCCATCACCTCCTCTATTTCTAATGTGCCTTCATCTGTGACAATGGTTAGTTTGACTTGAAAGGCATCATTTTGCTTCGTGACCTCTATCTCTTCAATATGATCAATCCGCTCATCAACGACCAATGCTTCTTCAAGCAATCTTGGAATCTCCATTTCTTTGTATTCATCAGTTGCTTCAGTATCAGTCAATAGCTCCTGAATTTCAGTGCCAATATCGTGACTGTAAATGGGATGTGCATAGCGCTCTGTTCGCAATGTCATATAAATAAATTGACGGATCGATTCAATGCCTGTAATGGCTTCATTTGTCAGCCTGCCATTTTCAAAATCTATGCGATACGTCGTCGAGGTTTCTACCTCTTCATCTTCCTCTGTTTCCTCGATTTCTTCCTCTGGTGAAAGTGCCACGTTCATCACCTCCCTTACAATTTGTCGATGATGTAAAAGGACTGCCCTCCTGCCATTGCAAGTACCATAATGCTGTCTCCCCTTTTCAACTCATCATCCTCACCCTTATTTAAGCGTTTAGGCCAAATAAGCAGTTCTTCCGGAATGATCAGCTTACTGTTTTCATTTAATCGGATGTGAAGAGGCGAAGCCATTGTGACCTCTCCAATCACCAGATCAATTGGAGAAGCTGCATCTACTGCATTGACAGCGAGTCGTTTAATTGCTTCACTTAATCTCATGCTTGATCACCCTTTGGCATGGAATTTTTCTCAACGACGTCAATTGTCATGGTGTGCTTCACTCCATTGAATTCATGCTTGTCTTGATCGATCCAGTAGGTTTTTTTGATGTTGATTTCAGGGATTTTCAAATAGATTGGCAGACCGCTTTGCAGTTCAGGGATTCCGAGTGCTTGTATGCTTTTCACTTCTTGTTTGACGCCTTTTTTCTCAGCTAGGCGTACTTTCGCTCTTTTTTGAAGCTGCGGCTGGTTGATTTGACCTGTGACCGTCTCCACATGCTGTAAAATGCCGTACTTACTCTGACCCGCTTTATCCTGTTCGATCACCACAATATCTGATTTGCTACCTTTTTTCTTATTCTTCCCCTGTTCGTCTACAGACGTGCGCATCTTCACACGTGTTGCTGTCTCTTCAATGGAGGTGCTGTACTGATAACCGATGAGGTTGACGCCTGATTCAATGACCCACACGTCCTCTGGATCGGGCCAAGCTCTCAGCCCCATCTTGCCTTTAGCAGAAAAAATTTGATAATTTCTACCGGTTTGCCGCTTCGTTTCCTTCAATGCTTTTAAAATGATGTCATATAAACTCGTGTCATTTTTAAAAACGAGAGACTTCATGACATGTCCTGTATTTGCGATGGATGTCATAGGAATTTGAAAGTCTGCCCCGATCCGCCTCAAAATTTGATCTGCCCGTTGATTTGAAAAAACATATACATCTTGGTTTTTCACTAAATATTGGAGCATATCGTATGCGGTAAAGGTCAGCTTTCCTTCAACAGGCGTCCTAGAAAACACGATGCCTCTGAACAGCTCTTTTCCTTTCCATTTAAAAAGAACCGTGTCTCCTTCTGAGACACGGTAATATGTTTGACTGCCTTGCTTTGTGATAATATTCGCCTGAATAGAGCGAGGGGCCTGATACCTTTGCCCCTGAAGTGTCACACTCTCTGTGACAAGCTCATACATCGTGCCGCTTCTGATGGCAAAAAGCTCAATCAATGTCAGCCCCCCTATTGTGGTATTTTCAATTTTTGCCCTGGAAAAATCCAATATCCCGGCTGTTTAATATTGAGTTTACTTCGTTTGATCATCGCTGCTTTATTGGCATTCCAAATACGCCGCCATTTTGTACTATCGCCATAAAAACGGCCTGAAATGGCCCACAGAGTATCTCCCTTTTTGACAGTGTACAATTTTGGTGGTGTTTTTGAGGGTCTTTTCTTTTTGGTTTGTTTTGCTTTTTTCTTTCGTTTGATTTTCCTAGGCGATGCGGTTTTATATTCCTTTAACTCGATCGTAAATTCACGATCCCCTATGTCATAAGACCCTTCCTTGTGTGTGAAGCTCTCAATGCTGCACGTCATATTGATTTTAGTCCCTGTCACAATCAGTCGCACAGACTTCTTTGAACGCATCATTCGTTCAATTTTCGCTATTGCATTCTCTGGTGATGGAATGCTTTTATATTCAGCAATTGGCGAATATTTCTTAGGAAATAATGAGGTGAATGATACTTGTTTAGCCGATGGTACATCAATAAAAGTCAGTTCTCCAAAGGAGGAGACCTTCACTGTTTCATTTTGTACATTATTTGTGATCTCAAGTTCGGATGGAAGCACAGGGAATCGCAACTTCTCCTTGCCTTGGGAAATCCACAATTGATACACTGATTTACCCATCGATCACGACCCCTTTCGTTCCTGTCTGAAGCTCTACTTCCAATTCGTCTACAAGCATTTGTCTAATTTTTTCGACAAGCGATTGCTGATCCTGTCCATTATGGAAATGCTGATCACCATTAAACTGGATGGTGATTTGTTTATTACCAGACGTTGTTGTATTCCCAGCTGACTGTGCTGAGGTAACTTGCTGCATCTGTGATTCTGGTAAAGGAGCAGATGCATTTGATGGATCATAGACTTGCATCCCAAGTGCCTTTGCTGCCTGCGTCAATAAATATCTCCCGCGAATGCCTCTTTCTTCTGGAATAATCCACTCGCGTTTGTTTCCTTCACCGACTCTAGCTACCTGCTCCTGAGTAATCAATCCGCCATTGGCGTAGCCTTTATAAGGACCGCCTCTTCTCATACTCCGTAATCCCGGTGTATTGAAGACTGTTCCATATCTGCCCTTAATGTAGTTAATGGCTGCTACGGCATTATGAATTGGGTTCCAAATATCATTCATGCCCTTGCCTTTATTAGAATGAAAGGTCGGCCCAATGGTTTGCATTAACCCTTTAGAAGGCGTTCCCTTCTTGGCGTTGGAATCCCACAAGTTGATGGCTTTCGGGTTACCATTTGATTCGTGCTGAGCGATTGTCATAAGACCTGGAAGCCAGCTCATCGATGTGCCAGTCGCCATCAGAGCTGCCATGAGCCATTGCTGAACACTAAGACCTGAAGCACCCATACCGCTGAACGCTCCGATTAATGAACCCGCTTGATTTTCAGCAAACTTTTTCACATCAACTGAATCGAGCCCTTTGACGACACCAATCGATGCGAATTTCCCTAGACTCATCATGACACGCGAAGGAGAATGAATGTCTAGTTCTTCTCTAAACGCCTGTTCCACTTTCTTCGCCATTTCTTTGGCAGCTTGTGTGACTTCACTTGCTTTTGAACGCATGCCGCTATTGAAGGCATCGATCATTCCTGAACCCCATCCTGGTGATTCTTGTTTGGCTTGCAGGAATGGTTGTTTGACGTGTTGGTCTACGTATTGGCTTGTGCCAATTGATGTGGCATTTTGACCTGTTGCAAAGCCACTAACAGTTCCAGAACCCCAAGTTGGTGATGCTGTCATCACTTGTTGGTATGGTGCTTTTACACGACTTTGCAAAAAGCTATCAGTTCCTGTTGGTGTCATTTGCTGGCCAGTAGCAAATGCCGATACCGTTTGTTGTCCGTACTTTCCTGAATCTGATGTCATTTGATTAAATGGCTGCTGAATGTTTTTTTGCTTCCATTGATCAAGTGAAACCACTTTTTGATTCAGCCCTTGTTCAAAATCATGATTAAATTGCTCACCTATGCTGGCAGATTGGATGTTTCCATTCATTGAAACCGTTCCACCAATTGAACCGGCAGAAGCAGTTGGAGCTGCTGGAGCATTTGGCGTTATTGGAGCTGGAGAGCTAGAAACTGGACTTGCTGCTCCGCTGCTGCTTGGCACAACAGACATTCCAAGATGAGAAGCAGCTTGTGCAAGCAACATCTTCCCACGGCCCCGGTTATTTTGAGTTGGAATGACAAATTCGTTACCCGCTTCACCAATCCATGATAAGGTAGGCTGGGTGATATAGCCGCCTGTTGCATTATTATCAGGTTTTTTCTTTCCAACGATCCAATTTATTACAACATCTACAATACCGCCTGCTTTTTCAAAAATCTTTTGAACCCAACCAAATGCTGCAGAAAAACCATCACTTATGGCACCAGCCACTTTTACGATCGGTGTCTGAATATTATCTTTAAACCATTTGGATAATCCATCCCATATATCTGTCACCACTTTATACGCTTCTTCAAACTTCTTCCCAATGCTATCTTTGATGGTTCCAACCGTTTCTACAAGTGGATTCCATACATTGTTCATAAACCAAGAGGATACTGCTCCAAAAATTGATTGAATGGTTTTCCACGCATTTGATAATGCTGTCCAAATCCCAGTAGCGACTGTAACAACTGTGCTGCTTAGCGGTGTCCACACATTCTCAATAAACCAGCCTGCTACTGCACTGAATGTTTCTTGTATCCACGTCCAGGCATTGACTAGACTTGTCCAGATCGTGGTTGCTACTGTAACGACTGTGTCGCTTAGCGGTGTCCAGACATTTTCGATAAACCAGCCCGCAACTGCACTGAATGTTTCTTGTATCCATGTCCAGGCATTGACTAGACTTGT